GTGGTGAAGATTTTATATTTGAATTTGTAGTACTGGTAGTTGTTGAATTACTTGAAGATCCATCTTGGTATGTAGTTGTTGATTCTGAAGTATACCCACCTTCGATTGCCGTGTTGGATCCACTAACGTTAGTTTGTGTAGAATCTCCCCATGCTTTTGGTCCACCAAGTAAAGCTAACAGTGTTACTAGTATAATTAATATTCCTGTGAAATAATAATTCATCCTATCTCCTATTGACATGATTCGCATTCTCCAGTCTCATCAACAACGAGACCTTCTGGTTCGTCTTTTACTTTACGACATTTACAATTATCACAAGTGCATATTCCATAAACATCTGCATGAAGATCGCCGTCACAGTGACAGTCACAATTACAATTTTTACATTTCATCTTTGTCATTTTTTTTCTCAATGTTGTAGAAGTACCTATCGGTATCTTCCGTTTTCCATTTACCAGTATCTTCGACATTCCATTCACTTGTTTGTACTTTCCAGTCAGGAACTTCGTCTTTGACTGTAAATGATGGGATGTCCCAAAGTATACGATTGTTTGGCTGAGCCGCATAATTGCCGTCATCTAACGCCATTATGTGTGCGCACTTATGTTCGTGCGGGATCTCTGAATGATCAGTGTCTACTATATTACTCTCTGGGTGAGCCCAGTCAACTGTAAAAAGATAGGCACCTGGATGAATTTTCTTATCTTTTCCAAAAAACTTTCCCGCTTGTCCGTCTAAGATATCAAAAGAAGTAACGCTAGGATAGTAACTGAAGCAATTCCATAACTCCAGCTCATCCAGTCGCATCCTAGGAACTTCTTTCGCGTCATAAGCTCTTTGAATGAAAGCGGATATAGGTAGCCGATAGAATACAGCACCGTTTTCCATAATTGCATGAAAGAGTATAGGGCGCCCTGTAATCGATGCCAGGCCAAATATAATGCAGTCTTCCACTTCTCCATGATGTTCTTTAAGATCGTAGAGATATTCTCTCCTGATCTGTGAATACATCACAGGAATGTTTGCATTTAAATAAGCCATTTATCATAAATTATTTTACTAAAGCGACTATTGCAATAACAGCGATGACTATAGCAATAGATATTTTCTTATTAGCTTTAGCCCATGTTATTACTTTTTTTATATGGTCCATAGTTTTCTCCTATTTTTATTTTATTGTACCCCAATTAGGGCCGGATTCATAGTCTACTTTATTAGGAACTTCAAGTGAAACAGCATCTTCCATAACATTTTTTATGTGTTCTGCTTGTTTTTTATCTTTGATAGATATGTCTAATTCATCATGTACTTGTATGTGTGGTATAATTTTTTCTTTATATAACTCTATCATTGCTTTTTTTGTCATGTCAGCAGCTGATCCTTGAATCAATCTATTTAATGCTTTGTAAGTATATGCGCGTTTGATCCCTGGTCCGTGTTCCATGAGCGCTGTATCGTGGGGTAATGCTTTATGAATCCCGAATTGATTTGGTTCCCATAAATGGAAGCGACAAAGTCTACCCAAGAGCGTACGAATTTTTCCAGACTCTTGAGCACGTTGCATCACATTGTCCATCAATTGTTTTACAAATGGAACTTTGTGATGATACTGTTTAAATAATTCGTCGGCTTTCTCCTTACTAACTCCTAGTTCAGCTTGAAGTTTAGTCTTACCCATACCGTAGAACAGGCCAAGATTTATAGTCTTGGCCTGTAGTCTTGGTATCTCTGCCATGTCGGCGACGATAGTATGAAAATCGGCATCTCCTTTCTGGTAAGCTTCCAATACATCGTCCACTCCGTAGAGATTCTGTAAAACTGCATAATGCACTACCAGCCTAGGCTCTTGCTGAGAATAGTCAAAACAACCCCATCTATGGCCTTCCTCGGGTATAAATAATGACCTGATCCGTGGTCCAAGTTCCTTGTTGCGTGCTGGTATCTGTTGTAAATTTGGATTCTGGTAAGAAAATCTTCCGGTTACTGTTCCTCCACTATCTCCTCTAAGTTGGTTAATTTCTGCATGGATTCTGCCCTTGTGGGAATGTTTGAGTATGGTATCAATGAATGTGGTATGGGCCTTGTTTATTTCACGAGCCCGGGCTATATGTTTCACTAGTGGGTGGGGGTGATTCTGTAAAAAGTTTTTAGTAAAGGAAGGAGCAGATGTTTTCTCAGTTCGGTCGTAGTCTAAGTTTAGCTTATCAAAAACTTGTGCAATGGATCTTGCTGCCCATATTTGGGTATCTATTCCTGTTTCTTTTTTTACTTGGTGTAATGATTCTTTTTCTTGTTCAACTAATGTGGTTTTCAATTTGTGCGCTGCTTCCACATCCACGCGAACGCCTTTAAATTTCATATCAACTAGACACGGAAACAATTCTGTTTCCATATCCATAATTGAATTTATATCTTGAAGATCAATTTCTTTTTTTAATTCTTGCCAAAGTTCTAAAGTAATACGTGCATCTTGTTCTGCATATGTGCCAACATAAATGGCAGGTAGTTTATACATTTCTGCCTTGGCGTCAACACCCCAACTCTTAGCAGCTTCATATAATTCTGTTTCATTTTTTCCTTTTCCAGTGTATCTTTTAGCGCAGTTGTTTAAGTCATAGCGCATTTGATTTTCATCAACCAAAGCCGACGCTATCATTGTGTCGACTATTTTACCGCTGATACTTAAACCGAGCGCTCGTATCCAACAAACGTCATACATGGCGTTGTGAAATATCTTTGTGGCTGGTGTATTTAATACATCTTGAAACCATTTAAGAACCACATCTCTATCCATATTACCACCACCTTCGTGGGCAATTGGATAATACGCGCACCAGTTTTTTACTGCTACAGCTATTCCTACAACTTCTCCTACTCCTATAACAGAACCAGAGCCTCTACTTATATTTAAATTAGGATCCTTAGTTTCTAGGTCTATTGAAATTTCATCATATTTAGATAGATCTGGAAATTCTGCTGGTGGTAGCCATTCTGTTTGTGGTTTAAAAAGTGGTCGTTGTATCATTTATTTTTCTTCCTTTCGTTGGATTTCCGTTCTTCTGTTTGTCTTCTTGATTCTTTATAAGATTCTTCTAATTCTTTTTTCTCTTTCTAAACTTCTTCTAAGAAATCTTTTTTTTCTGAATAATCACGTTCAATAATCATATCGATGAAATGTTTTGCTTTTTCTAAATCTTGTTTTTTTCCTTTCAATCTGTGTCTTAAGATATATTTTATAACGCATCCTTCAGGATATAGCAACTCGTTTTCGATTACGAATTTACTTGGCTGAATTTTAAAATTCTGATAGTGTGTCCCGCCAATTTGTTTATTGTATGTGCTCATCTTCTTCCTCCTCTTCCCAAGGTTCCAAGTTTGTTTCACCCGCGAAAAGATAACTTGATTTACCATAAACCTCTCTTTCCATTCTTTGAATAAATCTATAAAATTCTTCTTCACTCATATTTTTCCCTTTCTAAAAGAGGAAAATGGTCCTCACCATAATTAGTATTACATGCTGGTCTATACATGTATAAAGTTCCTTTACTTCGAGTTACAGCCACATAAGCACACCTAATTTCTTCTCTTCTAAAAAAAGGAGTCGTATTTTTATAGTTGTGCATGCAAAGGGATCCCCATACGTCGCATACAACGACGTTTGTAGCTTCTCTTCCTTTTACTGAATGAATAGTTCCTACTGTAATATTTGACTCTCTAAGAGTAGGATCTTTTTTCCAAATCTCTATAATGTATCGCTGTATCTCTTCTTGATCATCAAACAAGTTTATTTTAACACCTTTTTTATATCTACCGGCTTCAGGGACGTGCTTTTTGTTAAAAACTATAAAATTAAACCAATCTTTGTCAAAACTAAACTCTTGTTTAAAAATATTTTTAATTAATAAATCGTTCCTATCATAGGAAAGATCGGACAAGAAAAGATTGCTTTTTTCTTTAACATGTTCTTTTTTTAAAACTCTTAAAAATTTTTTATCTATCCTCTGAATAAGGTCGCAAATTTGTCTACCCTCTACTTTATGGCCCTTTTTTAAGTTATCCCAAATAGTTAAAGTTTCC